AAAGTTGTTGAAAAGATTCATGTTTGGTCAACTGAGAATAACATAACAACAACTTTGACAAATAATCAGTCAGGACAAACAACACCAGGTGTAAAAATTTCTTAAAAGGATAATTATAAGTATGGCTTTAGACAATAAACCGACAAGAAGTATAAATATTAAATTTCCATTAGAAAAAGGAACGGCTGGTGCTTTTGCCGTAAATGATGAGACAATACAAGCTGTTGCAGATGATTTAAAAATATTAATTTTGACAAATTGGGGCGAACGTGTGGCCAACTATACTTTTGGCGCAAATTTGAGACCTTTAATTTTTGAACAAGAAGGTGACGAACTGAATCAAAAAGTTAGTGACGCTATTAATTCGGCTATTGAACGTTGGATGCCATATGTTAATGTTTTGGAAATTGTTGTACTTGATCATAGAAGTGATTTAAGTTTGGGAGATAATGAAGTTAAAGTTAATTTGACGTTTTCGGTAGGCGATACTGATTTGAAAGGTGATACGGCGGTTATTTTGAGGAAATAAAAGAAAAATTAAAAGAATTAGGAATTTTATAAAAAATGTCAACAAATTTTATTAAAAAGCGTAATATATCTTATTTAAATAGAGATTTTGATTCGCTGAAATCCGATTTTATTACACATTTACGTACATATTTTAGTGACGATATCGAAGATTTTAATGAATCAAGTATTGGAATGCTGCTCACCGAATTACGGGGCATATTTTGGTGATCAGTTAGGTTTTTATTTAGATCGTAAATTTGAAGAATCATTTTTAGAAAGTGCAAAAGAAAAAAAGAATATTTTTAAACACGGAAAACAATTAGGATTTAAAGCATTTGGTAAAACGTCGTCTGTTGGCGCTGTCAATTGTGTTATGGCAGTCCCCGCAAAAACCCAAAATAGTAAAATTGAACCAAATATGAATTATTCGCGGAACGATTAAAAGAGGTGCAAAATTAAAAAGTGATAATGGAACAACATATGAGATTTTGGACGATGTTTCATTTACGAAAGTTGATATTGCCGATACGAGATATTGTGTGCCAGCAACATTAGATCCAACAACAAAGCAACCTACATCGTTTTATTTAAAAGTAGAAAATGTAAAAGTAAAAGCTGGCGAAACTACATCTAAATCTTATACATATACAACTTATAAAGCTTTTCAAAAATTGACCTTAACTGATGATGATGTTTTGGAAATTATCGAAGTTAGAGATAGTAGCAATGACATATGGTGTGAAGTAGATTTTCTTTGTCAAGATACAATTTTTACAGGTAAAAAGAATGACAATTCTGACATGTTAGATGTTCCATATGTATTAAAATTAAAATCTTGTCCAAAAAGATTTATCACAGAGTATGATTTTGACAAAAATAGAATGAGTTTGATATTTGGTGCAGGGCAAGCCGATAGTTTTGATGGTGATTTGATACCGGATATTCGGAGATTTGTCCCTACCTTCATATGGAAATACGGATTTTACATTCTCCGATTTTAGTTTGGATCCTCAAAATTATTTAAAGACTAGAACATTAGGATTGGCACCCGTTAATACAACACTAACAATTAAATATAGATTTGGTGGTGGCAAAAAAAGCAATTGTGGCGCAGGTCAATTGACCACAGTAGTTGATAAAACTTTTGAGGTTAGTGATACATCAGTTGACGCTCAAACAGCCGCAGATGTGGCAAATTCATTCTCCGTTGAAAATCCAAAACCTATTGTCGGCGGAAGAGATGAATTTACAACAGATGAAATTAAAGCTCTTATATCTGCAAATTTTGCAGCACAAAATAGATGCGTAACGAATGAGGATTTTATAGTTCGTGCTATGAGCATGCCAACAAGATTTGGATCAGTTTTTCGTGTAAATGCTCAAGTAAATCCACTTAATCGTAACGCAGTTGAGTTAGTTGTTTTGGCTAAAGATGCAAATGGATATATTATATCCGCACCAAGCACATTAAAAGAAAATTTAAAAAATTATTTAAGTAGATATAGAATGTTAACACAAGGTATAGAAATTTTGGACGGAAAAGTTATAAATTTAGGTCTAAATTTTTCTATAATGAGCGACCCAGATTTTAATAAAACTGAAGTTTTGTCAAATTGTATTGACGTATTGAAAGAATATTTTGATAGCGAAAAATGGCAAATTGGTCAACCAATAAATTTAACAGAATTGACGAAATTGTTGGCTGATATATCAGGTGTTATGTCAGTTTATAATATAACATTTGTGAATAAAATTGGAACAATTGACGGAAGAACATATAGTTCTTATATGTACAATATTAACGAAAATACGAGAAATGGTATTATATATTGTGATAATAATGCAATTTTTGAGATAAAGTATCCAAATGTGGATATTGTCGGAACGAGCAAATAAAAATAAAAAAATTTATGGGAAATTAAAAAAATGGGTTGGTTTAGAATATATAGCGTTGCTGATACATTTATTTCTAATAAAATTAATACATATAAAAATGAACCCTCATATCGCATAACTGGTTCAAATTTTGGTGCAGCACCACATTTAGAAATATGTAAATTGACTGGAACGTATCCAAATAGTTTGCCTGAATATAGTCGTGCTTTGCTTAAATTTGACATAACACAATTATCACAGTCGATTTTTGTTGATAAAACTATTCCATCTTCTTCGGTAAAATATAATTTAAAATTATTTGATTTAAAACACAACTCAACAACTCCAAGTTCATTTAGAATTGCATGCTATCCTTTAAGTCGTTCGTGGGACGAAGGAAACGGAACGGACACCGATTCTTTTAAAGATTATGGTTATGCAAATTGGCTTAGTGCGACAAGTACCCAAACATGGACATATAGTGGCAGCGATATGTTAACATCTAGTTTTGGAACAGGCTCCTGTTATTTTTCCAATGGTTGGGAAGATTTTGAAGCTGATATTACACAAATTGTCGGAAATTGGTTGACAGCAAGCGTTGGTCAAACAACCGGCATAACAAATGACGGAATTGTGTTAATGTTGACCGAATCTCAAGAAAATGATGCGCTAGAATATAAAACAAAAATGTTTTATTCTCGTGAATCAAAATATATTGATAAACTTCCTTACATACAAGCAACATGGGACAATGATATTATAAAAGATAATGCGAAAAATTTTGCCTATAATAACGAAAGTAAATTATTTTTTTATAATTATGTTCGCGGTGATTTGACCGATGTTTCTCAACCATTATGGGTTAGAATTAGAGATCATATAGTATCTGCATCATCTTCTTATAATTCAACATTGACCGCAAGTAGATGGGATACGGGTATTTATAGTTGTTCTTTGACCATATCAAACACAGCATCTTTTTCAGGTACTTGGTATGCAGTTTGGCTTAGTGCGTCAACTTGTTATTGTACAAGTTCATTTATTCCTCTTGTTTTGACAGGTTCGGATGTTGACACTTATGATGATTATTGTGCATCGATAACAAACCTAAAAAGAGTCTATCAGCAAAATGATCAAATTAGATTAAAAGTACAATTTAAAAAGAAAAATTTTGTAAATCATATTTTACATACGGCTTCTTTAGATAGTGATATTCAACATATTGAAAAAGCATATTATAAAATATTGAACGCAGAAAATAATGAAGAAATAGTTCCATTTGCAACAGGTTCGGTAAAATATACCCAATTATCATACAACAAAGATGGAAATTATTTTATGTTATTTATGGAAAATTTAATAAAAGGATTTCAATATAAGATTAAATTTTTAGTTGATGTAAATAAAGATAAAAGAATGTTGGATGAAGAATTTTTCTTTAGAGTTGAATAAAAATGGCTGATAATAAAAAAAATAAATTTAGTTTATTTTTCCCCGAAAATTTAAAAAAATATTCTGAAAAACTTTCAACTAATAGTTATTCGTTTGATGATTTGGCTGATTTTGAACACGAAAGAAATAAAATAAAAAGATTGGTTGAAAAAAGATTAGAAACTGAATTAAAAATAGATTATTCTAATTTTGCGAATCATGTTTTTTTTAATTCAGCGGTTAATAAGTTTAATAAAATAAAAGAAAAAGTATTAAATGAATATCCATATAACGGGACAGCAATAGATAAAGAAAATTTTGAACTATCTGGAACAGATTATCAAAAATATATTTTAGAACAGTGGCCAAGATCGGTTTGCTATGCTCATTTTGATGGTGCAACACAATATGTTACTGCTTCGGATTATGAAGGAAAGTTGTTATTGGGTTCGAGTTCTTTATATGTATCGGCGTGGGTTTTGCCAAAAGATGATGCCACTAATGCAAATCCAGGGGAACATTATTTGTTGGAACTTTTTAGCTCTTCAGCAAGTCCAACAAAACAACACGGATATAGAATGTGGATTTCGGGGCGGGTTGGACCCACATGTTAATTTTACATTATATTCAGGTTCTTCTACGGCAGCTGTTAGTGCTTCGTTAACCAAGTTTATATCTAATTGGGTTAATGTGGCAATTATATATGACAACCCTGCTAATAAATTATTAATGTACATTAGCAGTGATTTAACAGATAGTGTATCAGCAGACTTTAAACCAATAGAATATACGCCAAGAGTTTTATATGTTGGCAGTGGGTCATTGGCAGATGCAAATAGAAAAATAGGATTATATACGGGTTCTTTGGATGAATTAAGAATTTGCCACACAGCATCAGAATTATATCATCAAAGAAATTATTTACAACCAATAGATTCGGAAGATTTTGTTCAATTGCGTTATACTTTTAACGAAGGAGTCGTTGGAACAAGTTCTATTGATCAAACTGTTGTTGATTATTCTAAAAATGCCATTCACGGACTTGTAAAAAATTATACGTCAAATTTTAGAATGTCCGGGGCTTCTATGCCAACAGATCCCGGAGATATTATATTATATAGTGTTCATTCGGGAGTATTAGAATTTACCGCAAGTTATAATACTTCGGCCAGTTTGTATGACAAAACAAATAGATCTTATATTTATAGATTGGTCCCGAATGATGTTTTGACGACTGATGAAAAAAGTAATGATTTATTAAAACCGTTTTTGTTTAGTATGGCAAGCTTTTTTGATGAATTAAAATTGTACATTGATCAGTTTGATAATTTGAGAATTACAAATTATGATGATTACAACGAAACACCCGATTTGATGTTGCCATTTTTGAAAAAGTATTTTGGATTTAAGGTTACAGAAACATTTTCAGACTCTTCTCCGTTGGAATTTTTATTAGGTGAAAATGTTTTAGCTACTGGAAGTTTATCAACTAAATTGAGTGAAGTTAGAGATCAATTTTGGAGAAGAATATTAAACAATTTACCATATATTTATAAATCAAAAGGCAAAAAAGCAAGTATTGATGCTTTTATGAATTCAATTGGAATTAATCCTCAAGTTTATAAAGTAAAAGAATTTGGGCGCGCAAAGCCTGAATCATATATTCAAGATCAGAGAATACGTAAAGAAAAAGTTATACCAATGTTAGGTTTTGGTACAGGAACTCTTAGTGCAAGTTATGTTAAAGTACCATCTGTTACAACCGCAGAAAGATCACAATACACAATTGAAACATTGGTCAAACTTCCTTGGGCAAGCTCGAGCTATTCGGGATCAGTTTTAATAGAAACTGGGAGCATTTGGCAGTTTGTAGACCCTGAACAGGTAACAGGATCCGTTTGTTTAACTTGGACAACATGTTTAATTGGTAGCACATCTGGAACATTGGTTTTGACAGGTAGTGATGGGCAAAGTTTAAAAACACCCATTTTGTCTATATTTGACGGAAACCATATAACAATTGCGGCAGGCTTAGATGCAACGAGTAGACCATTTATAGATTTTAGAAGAGTAGGTTATGATGAAATAGAATTTAGTTCATCTACCAAGGGTTCAACTGTTTTTAGTGGTGTTTTTACAGGAAGCAAATATGATCTTGTTATGGGGGCATGCTCTGGAACTGCATATCATAAATATAAAACACATTGTCATATTGGACATGCAAAAATGTGGAATGTTGCCCTGTCACATTCTGAGATAGATGACCACGCTTTAAATTGTGAAAGTATGGGATTAAAAGATCCTATTAATACAAGTTTAGTTGGATATTGGCCACTAAATGAATACAAAAATGCAGATGCGAATGGAAAAATTTATGTTTGTGATGACATATCTCGTAACGCATTATATGGAACAGGAAGTCAATTTGTAGTTTCAAAAAATCCGTATGAAAAATTTTGGCTATCTCTTAATTTATTAACACCTTCTTTTGATACGGGTTGGACAGAAAATAAAATAAGAGTTAGAAGTTTAAACGAATTAAAATCAAGGGACATTGGAAACGACACAGACGAACTTGCGTTAGAATTTAACTTTATTGACACACTAAATAAAGATATAGCAAGATTATTTTCATCTTTTGAAATACTAAATGATGCAATTGGAGCTCCTATAAATAAATTTAGAGATGAATATATTGATTTAGAAAAATATAGAAGGAAATATTTTGACAGACTTGGTGATAGTATAAATTTTATAAAATTTTTTAATGCATTTAAGTGGTTTGATAAAAAAATGGGTGATGCGATAAAACAATTATTACCCGCCAAAACTACTTTTATTGGTGGTGAACAAGTTGTTGAATCGCACATGTTAGAGAGACCAAGATATAAGTACATTTATCATATTTTTAGAACTCCAAAAGATATAAACCAAGGTGAAATAAGTGGAACATTGGCTATATTTAGTGGTGTTTATCAAGATATAATAAAAGATTCAACTTCAATAAAGGGACCTTACGTAACAGGGAAACAAGAAGAAAATAATAGTTGTTTAAAAAATAGTAGTAGAATATTATCAGGAGCTATACCTGTTGCGCCACGCGATACTTCTTATTGGTTTGATGGAAATATTGAAAAATGTAATTATAAAATGATTTCAACTTTTGGAGATGGCTCAGAAAGAGTTGATAGACATGTGGATACGGATTTTTATACATCATCGTCATTAGTATTTAGTGGAATATGTTTTAATGATGTTGCTATAGATAAAAGTGGATCAGTTTTTGCCGTTGGATATAAAAATCATAAAACACAAGGAAACAAATGGTTTGTTTTGAAATCTCACGTATCATCTAGTGATTCGTGGACATCTGTTGATGACTATGCTTATTATAATAGTAAAGACAATATTGCAACTTCTATAGCAATAGATTCTAATGATTTAATTTATGTTGCAGGATATATGGAAAGTGGCTCCGCTATTAATGTATTACAAAGTGGTAATTGTATAAATGATATGGCAGTTGATCATAGTGGTGCTATATATGCAGTTGGAAATTTTCTTTTAACACCAACAAGAACAACTTGGTGGACGATAAAATCACACATATCATCATCAACTAATTGGGTTGAGGTTGACAGATATAATAAATCAAGTAGTCTTAATGATAATGCAACTGCAATAGCAATAGATTCAAATGATATAGTTTATGTTTGTGGTTATGGTCCAAGTGGTGTTTTGGGAAATGATAGTTGGATTATTAGAAGCTCATCTGACAGGGGTGCGACATGGGGTGCTCAATTTTTTAATACTTTAATGTCAGGAAATGATAGAGCAAATGATATAGTAATCGATGGGAGTAATAATATATTTGTTGTTGGATATCATAGTGCCGCAGCAGGGGAAACAAATTGGTTAACTAAAAAATCAACAGATGGACAAATTTGGGCAGATGCTGACAATTATACAGTTGGAGACAATGCGGAAAATGCAATTTGCGTGAATGTAGACTCCAACAATAAAATTTATGTCGCTGGAACTGAAGTTGTTGGCTCTCAAGGAAAAGATTGGATTGTTAGGCGTTCTACAAACAATGGAACAACTTGGGCAACTGTTGATCATTACAATAATAGTGCAAACGTTGATGATGAACCTGGCGATATAGCAATTGATTCAAATAATATTGTTTATGTTGGTGGATATGGTGCAAATGATTGGGTTATAAGATATTCAAAAACAGGAAATTCTCGGATCGTGGGATATTTTTGAAATTGCCGATAGTGGACAAGCAGACAAAGCAACGGGGATGATGGCGAGTGGCACGGATATTTATGCATTTGGAAGTATATCGGGCTCAGGTAGATTATCATGGTGGTTAAGAAAAAGTCCTGACAGTGGAACGTTCTATGTATTTGATGAATATAGTACAAGTTTGCAGGGAACAAATCCTAAAAAAATTATAAAAGAAGTTAGTGGTTCTATTCTTTGCTGTGGACAAACAGGAAGTTTGGGTATTATTAGAAAGTATGAAACATTTGACAATAATGCTTGGCTTATAAGATACTCAGCAGATAATGGGACATCATGGTTTGATAAACCATTTAGCATAAAAGCAGGACTTAGTGATAGAGCAAATGATGTAGAGATTGATTCAAATAATAAAATATATGTTGTTGGATATAATAGTGGAACATCAACAGAAAGAAATTGGATTGTAAAAAGTTCGCCCGATGGTTCAATTTGGACGGATTGTGATAGTTATACGTTAGGCACAGATACTTTAGAAGAAGCAAAAACAATAGCAATAGATAATAATAATATTATATATGTCGCAGGATATGAATCTTCGTCGGCAGGATTTAAAAATTGGATTATTAGAAGTTCTTCTGATGGTTCTAATTGGAAAACAGTTGACTTTTTTAGTAGTGCATATATTAGTGGCAGTGAAGATGTAGCGTGTGGTATTACAACAGATAGTAATAATAACGTTTTTGTTGTGGGGTATACAACTGGTTCGAACAATGTTCAAAGTATTCTCGTTAGAAAATCAACAACAGGAAAATCAAGCTCATTTAGCACGGTTGACACATATAATTGCAATGGATTAAAAACTGTTGCAACAGCTATTGACGCATATGGAACAAAATTATATTTAGTTGGTGACGTGACGGGTTCTACACAGTACCAAGAAGGATTAATGAGAAGATCATTAAATGGCGGAACAACTTGGGAAAACTATGATTTTTTTGGTGCAGCACCTTCAAGTTCATTTTATAAAAATATAAGATTTGATTCAAGTGGTTCAATTTATACATGTGGACAAAGTGCAAGTTTGGGATTTGTAAAAAAATATAAATTTTTACAATCACCTGGATTTAATAGAACGCAATATAGTGGTGATACAAAGTATGACAAATATGATCCAAATACGGGTTTAAATTTTAAAAATGAATATGCAAAAAAAGAATTATTAGGATGGGAAGTTAAAAAATATCCAAACGCAGAGCATTCAGGCGTGTTTATGAATAACAAATTAGACGGACCGTTTGTTATCCCGTCAATTGACACAAGTAAAGATTCAAGTCATTGGGAAGGAGATCATAGAAGAGTTATAAAAATGACAGTTTGGGGTCTAACTTCTTCATTTTTTAGTGGAAATGCTTGGCATAATGATGTTAATATAAATGTTGGAAGTGAAATTTATTTGACAGGGGCAAACGGAACAGAATTGAGTATGAGTCTTTTTGACGAAACGTATGAATTGGTTGATACGGGTTCTTATTATCATAAAATTGCAGGCGTAACGGCAGCCACGGTAGCAGAAAAATTTAATCCTTATTTAACATTTTATGTTTCAAGTTCGGCTCAAGCTTTTAATAGAGCAGAATTTAAAGTTATGTTTAGAGATTCTAATTCAAGTGCGTGGACAAATTATAAAGATATAGTTCCATTTTCAATGTATTTTACAGAATCAAACAAATATGGACAAATAACAGGTTGGTATAAATTTGAATATAATTTTTTTAGTGGTAGCTTACAACAAATACCGAGATTTTCATCATTAAGAAACAATGGATTTTTAGTAGTGTCGGCCTCATCGGCTAAAACTTATGCATTTAAAGATTTTAAATTTACATATGATTTGCCTTTGGCGGATACAGGTGTAGAATATTTTAGAAGTTTGGATAATAAAAATATTGAGGAAAAATTTATTAATTATAATGTGCTGAAAGATATAGAGGATTAAGTATATTAAATATTTTAAAAGAATTTGTA